AACTTGTCAATCCGTAAACGTAATACGACCCGGTAATGGTTCCGCCAACGACGAAGGTGAGACCATCGTGAGCAGCCGCAACATTGTAAAGATTTCCACCAGCCACGCCTGCCGTGTTTCCACTTGACTGAGCGCCCGAACCTGTGCCACTCCACCATGTTTTAGTGCTCGCATTTGTTGGATCGTAAACGGTGAACTCTCCGTAGGCGGATTGTCCGCTGGCCGCGTTTGTAAATACCGCCGAGCTTGCTCCGTTACTGCCGAATCCGCTATAGACGCCGCTATTATCGGTGGCCGCCCAACCGCCAAAGTAACTAGATGCAGTTTGGGCTGCGCCCGAAACATTGACTCGAACGCCAACATTTTGGCCAGTGCTGGTCGAAGTGACGTGCAGAAAGACTCGGTAATTTTTGTAAGTTGTAGTGAACGTTCCGGCGGGCATGGATACCGACGCAACTCCCGTGAATGTGGCGCTAGTGATTAGGACCATGCCGGCAGCTGCTGCCGGGCCAACGGTTGCCCAAGCTGCGCCATCGTAATACTGCACAACGTTGGTTGACTCCAAATAACACAACTGGCCTTCAGCAAGAGTTTTCTCGCCAGTGCCACCAAAGCCAGCGTCACGCGCTGTGGTGTCAGCGAACACTGGCACACCAGTTCGAGCGCTTTGATTCATTTGCGCGGCAGTCAGAACCTGCCCGGTAGTAAATGTTGGAACAGATGTCTGTGCGTTAGCGCCCATGGTTATCTCATCCTAATACGTTCAACGAGTCAAGTAGTCCGTACACGGCATCATCCAAAACGAGCTGATAGACGATTGTGGTTGGGCTGGTGTAAAACGTGATGGTATGCCCACGATTGAAGTCAATTACGCCTTGAATGCCCTCAACTGCGAGTTCCTCGCCAAGCTGCGTGCCGAGACCGGGGATGGTCTTTTCAATGCTGATTGTGTCACCGATGTCCACTGTGCTGATTGCGTCACGTTGCAGGCTGGTGAGTGATCCGAACCATGTGGTGATGCTCGTGTAGCGCGGCTCTGGGTCAGGCTCGAGCAGATAGGCAGCGAGCGCATCCACTTCGCCTTGCTGGTGCAGCAGGCTGTTGGTAATTGATACCGATTGCGTGAAGTAAGTGGCGATGCTGCCAGCGTCAGAGTCCGTTGCATCCTTGCCATCAAGCGCTCGGACATAGGCACGATTGACCACATTGTCGGCATCAAACTCCACCGACAAATCTTGATAGTTCAGCCCGGTGCCATCATCGTTGAAGCTCACTATCGGGGCGCTGAGCGTCGTGCCGATTCGTGGCTGGAACGTCAACACGCCAGCCCGATCAATAAACAGCCTGCCTTGCTCGGCTTGATTGATTTGGTTCAAATAGGCCAGTGTGTTGGTGCCTGCCGTGACCGTATAGGCGCTGTCGTGCCCTAGGTTGACCGTTCCAGTATCAATGGCTATCGTACCCCCATAGGACACTTCTGGAAGCGCTAGAACGCTTGTAATGCGCTCTCCTGACGTTTCAGGGCTGACGTTATAAGTGTCCAGTTGGGTTTGAGCCAAAAGGTAGAAGTCATCGGCACAAAGCACCGTCACCGTGTTGGGGCCAGCCATGGCAAAGCCGTATTCATACGAAGTGACATAGCCGACGAACAGATACTCGCTGTCACGAGATAGGCGTACTTTGCGTAGTGGCGCGAGTCCAGGCTGATTGTTGTCCGGGTCGTAATAGGGGCTGCTGGTGTCATACGGCCCGAGAATGCCTGTCTCGTCACGCATCACAAACTGCAACGTGCCAGCACCGAACTGATAATCCGTTTTGCGGCGCCCTCGCGTGTAACTAACACCAGTCGTGAACTCGGTAATGTCGGCATACGAGGTCGTACCATCAAGCACGTCTAAGCCATTGAGCACCGATGAGTCCAAACGGAATGCATCAACTTGGAAGCCTGTGTCAAGCTCGAGCAGGTAGCTGCCTGATTGGACGACTGAGGCAGCCACGTTATACCGCGATCTGCAGCTCTAACGGCCCGGACACGCGCGTGTAATCGGTGAGCGCATCCACAATGGTTTGCCCAAGGCTGGCTTCTGCGACAGCTGCATTGACCGTAATGTTGTACACGTTTTGCTTCGGCGCGTATGCCGCATCCAACATGGCTGGTACTTCGTAATAGCGGCTCTTGGGGTCATACACAGATGGGTCAAATGGCTGCACCATTATCTCACCGCCGCCACCACCACCGCGACTGCCGCCGCCACCGCCACCCGATGGTGCAGGCAACGTCACCGGGGCAATAGCCGGGATGCTTGGCACTTGAATCATGCGCTCCACTCGATCAGGGCCAGCAGCAATTACTCCGCCACCGCCGCCGCCTTGCCCAACATTGAAACGCGGCAACTTGAACTCACCAACTCGGTCAATTTCACCAATCGGGTTTACTGCATTTAGTCCATCAATAACGGTGTTTATCATTGCAACAAACGTGTTGCCAATGTTCTCAAAAATGCCAATTACAAAATTGCCCATTGAAGCGAATGCGTTCTTGACGCTGCCAGTCTTAGCGACCAACACACCAAAGCCAGCCACCAACAGCGCCACAGCCGTAACGACCAAGCCGATTGGGTTAGCAGCCATCGCAAGGTTCAACGCCAACTGCGTCACCGTGATGACCTTCATGACTGCGTTCAATGCCAGAATCGCCCCGGCAAGGGAGCCAACCACCGCCATGACCGCTAGCACTTTGTCAGTGTTATTTTGTACGTATTGCGCAAAGCGTTGCAGTACTGGTAGCAGGCGCTCAAGGATGGGCAGAAATGCTGCACCGATTGATTCCTTGGTTTCGCCAATGGTTAGCGATAGGCGTTTCATTTGACCTTCGGCGCTGTTGGCAGCCACAGCTGCTGATCCGCCGACCGTACCAGCCACAGCCGCAAACACCTCATCCAGTGACGCGCCTTCTTTGATAAGGCTGCGTACCGAGGGCAGCAACGTGCCCAGCGCCTTAGTGTTGCCACCGTACGCCTTAGCAATGGCATCCGTAGCCGTGCCCAAATCAACACCAGTAGCTGCAGCAACGTCAAGGGCCAGCGTGAGGCCATCCTGTGCCGAAGTCATCTCTCCGGTCACCTGGACAAGCGAGGCGAGGGCTGGGCGTAGCTCATCGTCAGCCACAGCCGCCGACATCATCGTGGACTCAATAAACGCCTCAGCGACCTTGACGTTGGCTTCCCCAGCCAGCGTGTTATTGGTAATGGCCTGGGCGAGCAGGGCTTGTGCTTTTGCGTCCTCAATAGCGGCCTTGGTTGCGTCACCAATAACGACAGCCAGCCCACCGATAGCCGCAGCTGCTGGTAGGGCAGCCTTCTTGAGGGCGAACTGGGCTTTAGCGCCAGCGCCTTCAAGGTTCTTGAACTCGGCAACAGCCTTGCTGATGCCTTTGCCATCAAACTCAGAAATGATTGGGATTGTTACAGCCATTAGCGAGTCAGTCTATTCGTAGTGGCCTCATTGATTTTTTCTACCACTCGACCAAGGTTCTCGTTGACCTGATCGGCGTTGCGTTCGTATGAGGGCCACATCAAACGTGAGGGTGCGCCGTACAGTTGCGACAATGCCGAAGCCAGCCGATTAGGTGCTTTGCGGCCTGCCATGTCAAAAATAGTTCCTGCTGGGCTTTTCATTGTCACACTGAAAACAGCCAAACTGTTTCCACGCCTGCGATTACTAAAGCGCGCAATGATCGATTTGCTGACCGAGCTTTGCGCCCACGGCATGAGCCTGCCGCCTTTCCAATTACGCGACATACCCGACAACGGCAAATTGACAACCTTGCTTCGAGCATCCTTAACAATCGGATCAACAATGGTCTTGAACTCTTTTTTGATTTCTTTGGCAAGCTCGGGTTCCATGCGCTGCAACTCGCGCAGCGTCTCCTTGACACCGACAACAGTTACAGATGTTTCAGCCACGTTGTTGTTGCTTTCTCGCCAGCAGTAACACGGTAGCCAAATCCTCGGAATCAAACTCGATGTCAGGTGGC